CTGTAACTGGCATCGCCAAAGAATCCCGCAACGTCGAAGTCGACAAAACCGGCTATGATACCGCAACCGGTGCAACTGGCTCCGTTACCTACCCTTTCGCTACTCGCGTCGATGACGCTACCGACTATCGCTACTGGATTAAAATGTCCGCCGCCTCTGGTGGCACCTCTCACCCTCAAATCTTCGCTGACCTCACCGAAGCAACTGCTATCACTGTAAACGCTCTCCGCGAATCTATCGTCCTTCAACAAATGCTCGAACTCGACGCTCGCGGTGGTACCCGCTACGTCGAAATTCTCCTCTCTCGCTTCGGGGTTGTATCCCCCGACTTCCGCCTCCAACGCTCTGAATATCTCGGAGGTCAAACTCTCGATGTCAACGTCAACCCTGTCGCCCAATCCTCGGCTACTGATACTGAAACCCCTCAGGGAAATCTCTCTGGCTTCGCTGTCGCTCGAGGCAAAGCTGCTGTTAACCACTCATTCGTTGAACACGGCCAACTCCTGGGCCTCATCTCCTTCCGTGCCGACACTACTTACCAACAAGGTATGTCCCGCCACTGGTCCGTCCGCACCCGCTACGACTACTACGAACCTCTCGCCGCTAACCTCGGCGAACAAGCCGTCCTAAATAAAGAAATTATGCTTCAAGGTACTTCTGCCGACGAAGATGTCTTCGGCTACCAAGAACGCTGGGCTGAATACCGCTACAAACCCTCTTACGTAACCGGTCTCTTCCGCTCTAACTCTGCTACTCCTCTGGACTCCTGGCACCTCGCCGTGGACTTCGCTACGCTCCCCGCCCTGGAGGACGTAATTATCGAAGCTCCCCCAGTGGACCGCATCGTCGCCGTCCCTTCTGAACCGCACTTCATTCTGGATACCTGGACCAGGTTCCGCCACGTGCGCGTTCTCCCAATCTACTCCGCTCCCGGCCTGCTACGGCTCTAAGCCTGGCTCTAGGTTGTGGGTCAACCTTAGAAAACCCTCATTAACCTCTGGAGGTCCCTATGGCTTTCCCTGTCGCTGCTGCTGCTATGTTCGGCATGAACATCGCTTCAAACATCTATCAAAATTCCACTCAAAAAGAGATCGCCGGCGAAACCAACGCCGCTAATATCGCCGCTGTTCGTGAGCAAATGGCGTTTCAAGAACGCATGTCTAATACCGCTCACCAACGCGAAGTCGCCGATCTCAAGGCCGCTGGCCTTAACCCCATCCTCTCCGGCACCGGCGGTAACGGTGCCTCTTCTCCTGCTGGTGCCGCTGCTACCTCTATCTCTCCCGAATTCATCTCTCCTCTTAAAGGCGCCGGAGAAGCTGCCCTCGGCGCTATGTCTACAATGTCCTCTCTAAAAAACTCCGCCGCCGATACTGTCCAAAAAGTCGAAGCTTCTAAACTTATCGCCGAGCAACGAGAGGCTACTGCTAAAGACGTCGAAAAAAAGAGCATGGAAAATGCCGTCTACAAAGACGTCGTCGGTCAACAACTAAAAAAAGGCAAACTCGATATTGACTACTCTGAAAAATCTATGGTTGACCGCCTTCGCCAACAAGAAGCTGAGGCTCAACTCTCTAAAAATAAAAACATCACCGCTGAACAAGCTGCCAAATACGATTACTCTATCGACAAACGCTTAGAGGCCATGGGCCTCGCTCCCTCTACTGCTAAACGCTCCGCTGATGACGGGTTCCTCTGGGACCTGCTCCAAAATACCAAAGACCTCCTCGGTGGTGGCCTCCGCCGCCTTGGTAAATAAAGGAAACCCCATGAAACGAAAAATCCGCTCTGCTTACTCTGGTGCCTCTGTCTCTAACCACCCTACCGTTGAAAAAATTTCCTCCCGCGTCAAACAGGAATTCAAAAAACGCGTGGACATCAACGAAATAATCTCACGCATGAAACGCGGCCAAATGCCGCCCTCCTGGATGACTGCTGCAACCCCCCGATACGGGGACTTTACCAAAGGCCCTCAATCCCTCATGGAAGCCTTCGACGTAGTCGCACGGGCTGAAGAGGCCTTTGCATCCCTTCCTCTCGAATTCCGCCGCGCGATCGACCACGATCCCCGCAATATGGAAACCGCTCCCTACGAGCTATACGAAAAGTTCGGCCTCACCAAAGCCCCACAAACTCCCCCAGCCGATACTTCCCCCTCAAAAGCGGCCGCAAGGCCCGCTCCTGACCAAAACCTCGCTAATGAGCCTCTGGGCACTAAAAAAGCCCCCCCGAAGGGAGGCTCTCAGACCGAATAGGTCTCCGGGAACAGTTCACCCCTTGTTGTAACTGTTCCCACTGACTCCGACCTTGGACACCTGAGCCTCTAGCTCAGCTATTTGCTCAGCCGTAGGATATGGAATCCACACGCTGACAACCGGCTCGTCCGCACTCTTAGGGGTAATGTAAAGCGCCGTCCCCGTCCGATAGTAATATCGGTCAATGCGCAGTGACTTAGAAACTTGTACTCTTTCCTTAGCCAGATATTTCCTGTTGGTGGTCATACGTACTCCTTAGCAAAGAGGCGTTAGTGCCTTCAGTGAAACGTCAGGCACTAAAAGCTCTCTGCAGCTAGGAATAGTCGACCATAAACAAACAATATCGAGGCTACCGAATGAAACGCAAAATTATGTCACGCCGCTCTAACCGCAAAAACTTTCGCAAAGGGGCCCGCGTACACCCCAAGAACGCTCCCAAGTCGCTGTCCCGCGGTGGCATTCGCCTCTGAGCAATGCCCTGCTACAAACCTCTAATGGCCTTGGTCCGGCCTGGCCGGAATGGCAACAAGGCCTCAATCTCTTTCCCGAAGACCGTTCCGTCTTCTAATACAACCCGCCACGGGGTGCCAACCCCTCTGCCCTGTGGGCAATGCGTGGGTTGTCGTCTGGAACGCTCTCGGCAATGGGCCGTTAGGCTCATTAAAGAACTGTCGCTTCACGACAGATCCTCTTTTCTGACTCTTACCTACTCTGACGAACATCTTCGCCTCCTACCGAACGGTCGGCCTACCCTCGTCCTGGAGGACGTCCAACTGTTCCTCAAAAAACTCCGTCGGCAATTCGAACCCAATCCTCTCCGCTTCTTCCAATGCGGTGAATACGGCGAGAAAACCTTCCGCCCTCACCACCACATGATCCTCTTCGGTGAAGACTTCATAAAAGATCGCGAACAAATCGAAGATTCCCGCTCTGGCTATAGCCAATATACGTCACCCACTCTCACCCGTATCTGGGGTCTTGGCAGAGCTACCATCTCTGAAGTATCCTTTGAATCTGCCGCTTATGTCGCTCGCTACGCTCTTAAAAAAATCACGGGGAAAGGTGCCTCTTTCCACTACTCAGGCCGTAAACCTGAGTTTATTACTATGTCTCGTCGCCCTGGTATTGGCGCTGGCTACTTCGATGAATTTCGAAGTGACTTATATCCTTCCGACGAATGCATCCCCGACCTCGGCCGACCTCCCTCTCTTCCTCCAAAATATTTTGATAAACTTTTAGAAAAAGTTGACCCAATCCTTTTCGAAAAAGTAAAAAAAAATCGAACAGCCGGTCTTGACTTCTATACTGACCCAAACTCTACTGACACACGTCTCTCCACACGCGAACGCGTGAAAGAGGCTCTGATAAAAAATTGTCTAAAAAGGGAAATCAAATGAAACTGTTCACAATCCTCGATGTCAAAGCTAACCACTTTCTCAAACCCATGGTTGAACCCTCTACCGCTCAGGCTATGCGCGCTTTTGAAGTCGCCGCCAACAATCCTGACTCTACCTTCTCTATGTTCCCTGATGACTTCGCCCTTATGGAAATCGCTTCCTTCGATGTCCAAACCGGCTCTATCTCTCCTCTTCCTCACCCCGTCAATCTCGGCACCGCCCGCTCCTTCGTTAAAACCGCTGTGCTCAAAAATTAACTGTCTCTCTAAATGAAAGGTATTTATGGGATTTCGTGTAAACACTTCCGGCCGTGTTAATCAAGGCCACTTCGCTAAAGTTCCCTCAAACGTCGCCGCTCCTCGCTCCGCCTTTGACCGCTCGTTCTCCCATAAAACCACCCTCTCTGAAGGCAAACTCTATCCCGTCCTCTGGGAGCCTATCCTTCCGGGCGATACCGTCAATCTCACGATGAACGCACTCGCCCGTCTCGCCACCCCTATCTTCCCCTACATGGACAACCTCTACATGGACGTCCACTTCTTCTTCGTACCCAATCGCCTTCTCTGGAATAACTGGGAAAAATTTCAAGGCGCCCAAGAAGATCCTGATGACACTACTGACTACGAAGTCCCTTCTCTCGATGATGCTACTCACGCCGCTGGCTTCAATGAGCTCTCTATCTATGACTACTTCGGCCTTCCCACAAAAATCGCCTCTGTCCCTCAGGCTCGCATGCCTATCGCTCTCCCATTCCGCGCGTACAACAAAATCTGGAACGATTGGTACCGCGATGAAAACCTCCAGGACTCTGTCGCTGTAGACAAAACTGATGGTCCTGATACTACCGCTTACACTCTTCTCAACCGCAACCGGCGCAAAGACTACTTCACTGCTTCTCTGCCCTGGCCTCAAAAAGGTGACGCCGTCAACCTTCCTCTCGGTACTCAAGCTCCTGTAACTGGCATCGCCAAAGAATCCCGCAACGTCGAAGTCGACAAAACCGGCTATGATACCGCAACCGGTGCAACTGGCTCCGTTACCTACCCTTTCGCTACTCGCGTCGATGACGCTAC